TTTGTTAATGATTTCACATTTTGGTACAGATTGAACTCCCTCTATACCTGCTATTAATAATTCTACTTCAGAAATATTGATTGGCATATTAAATGACCACTTATCAATATTAAAATAATTTCTTAGTTCAAGTTGAACTCGTGTAAGTACTTGTCTTTTATTATATCCGTTGTAAACTTTTATTTCAAATTCAACACCAATGTTAATAATAAATCCATTTAAAATATTAACACCATCGGTTAACATTCTATATTCACTTATATATGTTTTTAAATTTTCTTTAATAGCTCGATTTAATGTTGAAAGTTTTTTATCTGAATTATATCCTAAGACATATAAGTTAATTGCAAATGGATTGTTTTTTTCACTTACGGTTTTCTTTTTACTACCTAAATATTTTACAACTCTGTTTTTAATTTCTTGCTGAGATATATCTGAACCTTTTAGTTGGTCTACCAATCCTACAAATTCTTCTAATGAATCTTTATCTGTAAGGATAGAAGCCGGTGAGTTATTATCTAACTCTCCATCGGGTGCACAATATGCTTTTGCAATTCCACCAAATTTTGCTGGTAGTGATAATGCTCTTACTTGGTAATCTTTACGAGTTACTGCTCTATTCTGTGAGCCAAAGTTAGCTAATGCGTTTTGTTTAATTTCATCAGAGGTATCTGCTCCTTTACCACCAGTTCCAGATTCTTCGTTATCACATGCTATTGAATTTTTACATTGTTGTAGTAAACGTCTTTCTGCTTCTGTTGTAAATGTTTCTCTATCATCTTGAAAAGTTATGTTATCTATTTGTACTAATTCTCCAACACCAACATTAGAACCAACACCACCACCTATAATATAATCAATGGTAAACTCACCAGTTGGTGCTTGTCCATATGATGTTGTTTTCAAAAAGTTTGAAGGGTCAAAAGATGCTCCTAAATTATCAATAGAAGATTTTAATCCTAAACCAACATTTTTAAAACTTGGAATTAATTGTTCATCTGCAGAAGTTGAATTACCTGCACCAAAAACAAGAGTTGTCGTATTATCTGCATTTACTTTTGTTGTAAATCTTCTTGATGTTTTTAAAGTTTTTAAAATACTTGGTACACTATCTTTAAATTGTGCTAAATCTTTATCTGTTGCATCACTTGTTGCGTAGTCAGAAAAAACCATTTCTTGTGCTAGGTAAGGAACATGATACCATTTATTTCCATTGGAATCTCTTACATCTACAATATCTATTATATTATTTTCAACTAAAGGTAGTTTAGAAAATTGAGACGGGGATGAACTAAAGTTATGAGTTATACTTACCAATTGACCTGATATTGCATTTACAAATTTTTTAATTAAATAAAGAGTTGGTTCTCCATCATCATCTGTTCTATAAATTGAAATCTCTCTATCATCCTCAGATGCAAAATCTACCATTTCAGTACTTCTAAATTGTTGTCCTTGAGTTGTGGCAGTTACTGTCATTCCTTCAGGTATTCTTAAATAATATCTATCATCAGGTCTAACTTCAGTTGTACCTGCACCAATGACAGGAACTGTTTGATATACACTTAGTTTAACAATCGCTGGCGAAGTTACTTTTGGTTTATAACCTAAGTATTCAGCTAATGCTATTATGTTTTCTCTATCCTCTGCAGTTGTTATTAATGATTCTTTTAAAGTATCATCTGTATAATAAGAAAGTACATCTCCAATGTATGATGCCATTTCTATAAACATCATACCAGGCGATGCTTCATTAAAATCTGAATAGGTTGTTGGAAAATACGTTTTTGCGTACTCAATTAAATTTTGTCTGAATTGGGTAAAATCTTTATTAAGATACTTAATTTTCCTACCACCGTTTGGATTTCTATCTATACTATTTAATGCCATGTTTTATTATCCCTCAACTAAAAATGTTATTTCTTGCGGCTCATATACATTACCAACTGTAAATTGAACTTTCATTTCTGCAATGTATCTATCTTTCATTTCATCAGTCATATTTACATCTATTGTATCTATGTTTATATATGGTAACCAAAAGTTTACACTATTTGTTATATTTTCTTGTAATCGTGTTTCAAGTTCATCTGTTGCTTGGTCAAATAATAACTCATGAATACCAGAACCAAAATTTGGTTGAAATAATCTTTCTCCCTTTCTTGTTAAAAGTAAATTTCTTAAATTACTTTTTGCCTGTTCAAATGAACTAAATGCTTGAGAAAAATAACCTGAATTACCGCGTTGTACAGGTAATGTAATCCCATATGCCTGATTTGAAAACTCCTCAGTATCGGTTACTACTTTTTTATCAACAATATAAGCCATTATTCACTCCCTATCTAGTTTTAAATTTTTTTACAAGTTCAGAATTATCTCTATTTAATATTTTATCAAGACCAGGTAATCCTGTCTTAACTCCAAGTCCTGTTTTATTTGGTTTTGTTGCAACATCACCATATCCCATCTTGTGTGCCATCTGAGTTTTTAATCCACTAACACCAGCTCCTGCTCCTTGAGAAGTAAATGATACTGTTTTATCCATACTCTCTTGTATTGGTTCTTGTGGTGGTAAGTTATCTAATACCGATGCACCACTTCCTGGACCACTACTTCTTTGTTCTTTTGTAAAAGGAGTTGTCATATTTAAAACCTCGTTTATAGATTTGTTTTTAGAATATGTTTTCTTTTGTGTTGCTCTCTCTTGTTCTAACGCAAGTTCTACTTGTTCAAAAGGGTCTATGCCTTCAGTAACGACTTGCGTAGAGGGAGGAGCAACACCCCCCTTCACCTCTTTTAATCTTTTATTTACTTCCTCTGCCAATATCTTTGGAAAAGTTTTTGATAAAAATCTTTCTTGTTGTTTGGCAGTTTCTACCTCAACAAGAGTTTTTATTACTTTTATTAATTGTTTGTTGTTCATTTTGATTATGTTTATCTTAATATAAATATATTACTATTAATTTTCTGGTTACATACACTCGGGTGGGTTTACAAAACCTATAATATTTCCCTTACTCCATTTGGCTACTTTTCGATAACATCCACCACCATTATCAGCAAAAGCTGCTCCACCACTTGTGTTTCCTTCTATGGTTCCAACACCAATACCTGGAATAATACTTTCTACAATACCAATGTGAACCGCTCCTGGCTTTCTCCCACCTCTATATAAAATAGCAGCACCCTCTTTTGGTATTGAAGAAAAATAACCGTTTTCTTTACCCCACTCTAACCAACGATTACATAAGGCAGGACCTCCTGTTGAACTATAAGTAGGTAATTGTAATCCCGCATCTTTCCACCATTGACTCGTTGCACCTGCACACCAAAAATATCCTTTACCAGTTCTTGCAACATTTCCTTCATTATCTAACCCGGTCGTGTTTACCATTTCATCAATTCTACCAGAAGCATTTCTTTGTTCTCCTTTACCAAACCCACCATAGTTTCTGTTTTTATATTCACATATTCCTATATCACCTCTTGCAATTTCTACAACCCTTCTTCCACTTTCACATTTAAACTCTTCTGGTTTTAGTTCATCAATTTGTTTAAGTTCTTCTTCAGAATAATAAACAGGAGTAGAATCGTGTTTTCCAGTTGATATTATTTCTGTAGCTCTTGATACATACTCTTCTGCTGATTGTTTTGCTTGTGCTGATTGTGTAGTATCGTTTATAATATTTTCTGCATCTTGTTTTCCTTCTGTAAATTGTGCAATTTCTTTTTCAGTTAAAGTATCTGATGTATCGGTAACTTGTGAGTTTATTATTTCCTCAACTACTTGTATTAAATTTACAGGTGATTTGGTTGAAGGTGGAATTGTATAACCTTGTGCAAATAAAAAGCCAGGAGCCGGTGGTATAGCGGGACCAGGGTACATTGATAATGTGAAATAAATAAAATTTAAACTTGGTAAATGTATTAACATACCATTTATAAGGTTATCTAAAAATACATCACTATCATCAGTTGGGAAAATTGGACCAATTGGTTTCCAAGTTCCCGGTGAACTACAAAATGCATATACTGTATATAAGTTTCTTATTGCTCCAAATGCAGGCATTAGTGGTGGTACACCTGAAGATAATTGACAACCTGTCCAATAACCTGCTACTGCCTTTCCAATCTCATCTATAAAATTATGGTTACCTTCTTGTTTACCTAATGCATTTAAACATGCAACAGTTATTAACGAGTTCATTAATTTAGTATTACCTTTACTTACTTTAACTCCATTAATTGTTTGAAATCCACCTTTAACTGCTAAGTCATATTCCTCTGTTAACTTATCAGCGAAATCTTGATATGATTCTGCATTACCAGTAGCTAGTTTATCTGGCGTTTGCATCCATAAACTCATGTTTGTTTTGAATACTTGGAACGACATTGGTTATTCTGTATAGTTTTTTTCAGATAAGAAGTTTTCTAATCTATCACTTAAGTTTTGAAAATCGGTTCTATTATTTGGTCCTAACGCAGTTGGACCAGCTGGAGTAGAAAAAATTTGTTTATTTATTAACTCAATCATTTCTTGAAGTAATTCTAATAAAGTGGCTCCTTTAACAATTGGTTCTTCTTGGTTTAATGTGTTTAAATAAACCAATCCACTGTCATCTCCTAATAATTTTATATCATCTCCATTACTTTTTACTATAACATCACCACCAAAATTTAAAAGTGCACCACCTCCACCTTTTTCATCTTCATTTGCAGATGGATTAAAATTATCGATAGTAAATAACCCATCAGAAATAAATCCATAATTTCCTTTAGATAAAAATATCATTTCTCCTTCTTGTGAGGCAAGTGTTATTCTTGAACTTTTAATAAAGATATTATCACCAGTAAGTTCGGCAGGATATGTAGTTTCTTCAAATTCTCCACCATCAGTATATCCCCCACCAAATGAAAGTACTTCACTATTTAAAAAATCTTTTGAATATGGTAGTTTCTGTTCATTACTTGATAAAGCAATTATTGAACCATCATCTTTAAAATCTTCTAGTATTGGAGTTTTTTCTTTTAAATCTGCTGGAGTTGCCTGTCTGTTTCTAATTATTATGGTTGGTGAAAACTCTTCAGTTCCATTATAGTATCCAGCAAATCGTATTGATTGGCCAAATCTTGACTGTATTAATTTATCACCATCAAAGGCTTTTAGTGGATTTATTTGTTCTGGTTTTATGAACTCATTTTTTGGTCGTTGTTCTTCTGAACTTGCTTTATCAGAAGTTGGGGTACCTGTGGAAGATACTTCTTTATATTTTGTTGATTGGTCAGAATCATCTTTGTAAGTAATTGGATTGTTTACCAATATTGCATTTGGGTCAAAGTTTGCTAAATTTAAATTGAATGATGCAATACGTTTATAACATTCTCTACCTTGTATTTTGATTAATTGAACTCGTTCATTTTTTACTGGTAAATCTAAATCAGTATAACTATGAGGGGGAACCCATTGACCAGAGGTTGGTGTTGATGTAACATCACCATCTTTTCTAATTTTTGCGTAATATAAAAAATTGACTGTACGTTCATCAACTCCTTCTTTTTGAAGTTCTTTTTGAATTTCTTGAATGTATGGATGCGTTTCATTGTAAATTACATCTATCACCAAGCCAGTAGACGATGCAACTGTTTGTGGTGCCCTTCCACTTAAACTACTCTTTGCCGATGATGCAACTGCTCCTCTACGCATTACTTACCTTTTGTTTTAATTCTTCAACTTCGTTAGTTAAATCATCAACTTTTACTTTTTCAGTTTCTACTTCGTAAACAGTATCTTCTAGTTGTTGTAGTAATTGTTCTTTTTCTTTATCAGAAAGAAAACCCATATCTCCATCTGATTTATCTTTTGATGCGACCATTCTTTGTGCGATTGCTGCCATCTTAAGAAGTGATTCATCATTACGAACTGAGGTGTCTACCAAATCTTTTATGATTGGACCAATTACTGCCATATCACCAGAATGTCTAATTACTTTTTTCATTTCAGCAATTAGTTCTGATATTTTTTGTTTCTTGTTTTTTTGATTTTCGTAAATATCTTCAAACAATCCACTTAAATTTTTTCCAGGAAATAATTCAAATTTTGTACTCATGATTATACCATATTAGTTGTATATAAATATAGTAAACGAAAAAACCTCACTTTTTAGGGCGAGGTTTAATCTTTAACGCGTTGTAAGAATTACTTCTAATCCTTACTTTTTAATAATGTGATAAAGTACAAAAGCACCTACAAGTCCTAACAGACCTTCAGCACTCAAACTTCCTAGAATAGCCATAATGTTATCAACTACTGATACTTCTGGCCAAAATGGGATGTCTGCACCTTTGAATAATACTTCAAATACTACTCCTAAGGCGATTATGCTAATACCAATCTTTGTCAATTCATCGGCCCAAGAGCCTATTTTTTTCAAAAATTCCATATTGTTTTTCCTTTTGTTTTAATTAATGTTAAATAACTTTTCCATCGTGCAAAACTAAGGGATATCCACTAAATAACTATGGTATATATAATAGAAAAAATTTCAATATATATTGAAACATCAATTAGAGAGGTATATTGGG